TGACTTCTCGTACTTCTGTGTCGTCGGATAGAGTCCACGCTCGTTTAAAACTTCTGCTAGCCACTCCCTTGTGGATAAACGTCCTGTCCGACTCTGTATCGGCTTTTTGACCTTCGACAAAAAGTTTTCCATACTCCGTGTACGCATGTACTTCCTCCTTCTTAAATCCTGCTAATGCAATTTCTAGATGAGATTCTACATTATTTACCTGAACAAGATTGTAAGGCGGGTAGTTTGTTGTGGTTTCGTGAAGATTGAACAGACGATCAAAGTATTCATCCATTCCAATACTGTTTCGAGTAATCCTTTCCATCAAGGCAGGAAGATCCGCAGCCGTATACCTGGTGAGGTTAGTCATTATTGTAGCTCCTTAAAAAAGCGAGTTTGTGTTTTGTGTACCCTTTCGGCGTACATTATTATTTAACCATAAAACGAAAAAGAGAGGTAGGGTGACAACCGTACCTCTCTTTAGGGTGTTCCGACTTTTGTAGAGACCGCACGAAAGGTCTCGTTACTATTTATTGAGCTTCTGGTTTCTTCTTCTTACCAATGTTGTACTTACTCTCAAGAATCCATTCGCCCTTGTCTTTATAGGAAAGAACTTTAATTTGGTTCAGAGGAGCAACATCAGTTACTGTATCTGGTTTGGTGATCGTAATTAGACCCCAATCTGACAGAAGATTAATAATTCTGTTTCTACGTTGAACATCGTTCACCGTGAGGTTTGCATGTTTACCGTCAAGAGCAAACAACTCTTTAAAGTGAACAATATAGTATTTGCCCTGTTTATGAAGAATGTGACAGGACTGGTAGATCTTCTTTTCCTTGCGTGAGGCGACACCAATACGGGTGAGCGTTTCACGGACTTTCAGAAAATCATCTGGTTCATTTAGAACTACTTCAATCATTTGATCTTGCGACCAATGAACTTCAGGTTCAACGAAGGTACTCATCTTTTGCCTCCAACATCAAGTTTAGCTTTGATATGATTAATTTGATCTTTGGTAAGAATCTTCAAAGCTTGTTGAGCTTTTTCATTACTATAACCATAGTACGATTTAACTGCATCAAGATCTTGAATTTTCTCTTTTTTAAGCCACGGAGAAAATCTTTTCCGTTTCCTCACACTATTTAGTAAAAAATCATATTGAAGCTTTGTCGGCAATTGATGACTCATGTTCATCTCATTTGCAAACATAATAGTATCAACAAAACCAGAAAGACATTTGTTGATAATGAATGCTGGATATTTCTTTTCCCACTGAGGGTCAGAGTCATCCATCAAATACTCTTTTGAGAAGTTGATGGAATTGAGATAATCTTTTAATTCGTAACTCATCGGATAATATCAATAGAATCGGGATTCTTATTCCAAGTCTCTAGTTCTGTACGCAGACGACCATCGGACTTAAGACTTTCATAACGATTGGAAGCTTTCTTTTTCCACCAGTTAACTAAGTTATCAAAATGAAACTTATCGTAGTTCTGACCAGGACGCAATATTTCTTCCTGTCCGAGAATAACCTCACGAGAATTCTCAAACCCGTAATCCGAAATATAGAACCGTTTCTGTTCAGTCAGATTTTTTGCATTTGCAATCGCAGTCTGGAACTCCGCAACCTTTTGAGAAGGTAAGCTTTTCTTGATGATTGAGATCATCTTTTGTTGAGTCTTGAGTTTCCGACTGGATGCGTCCTCCTTCACTAGACCCTGATTGTTGTTCCTCGCTATAAACCATTTGTTTAACTCCTGAAAGATTTCATCGTGGAGCAGAGGGGTAAAGTCACTCTGAGTCAGTCCTTTGTACCTCATATACGGTTTCAAACCATCATACTGAGATGAGGCCTTAGTAGAACCGTATAGAGAGGTAGTCTCAAATGAACAAATATCTGATCCATACTTCTTATTTAATGTCTCACGAGCAGTATGAGAACAACATAGAAGTGCGAGGAGTTTTCCTCCCAGATAATTAAATCCAAAAGGTTGGGTAGGAACAATAATAAATCCCATAATTGCATGACGATTAAACCTAGACAATTCGGGAGTTTGTCCGAGCCAATCATTACGAGGTTTAGAGTTAATTGTGGGAGAACCAAAACGACAGAAGCCAACAATCTTCTGAGTATTAGTTTCCTGCACAATCCACTTCAGAGACTTACCTGGGATACTATCTTCAATCGCATGAGAGGTAGTGATCTGCAGTCTCTCATTGAAATATTCGTTGGTAAATCCACCTTTCTCTCCTGCAGGATAAACTTTGAAGTTCATATCCTGAGGATGCATATCAAATGAGTCGAACATATCATCTTCTGGACCAAGACCCAAAAGAGATGTTTGCATTTGACTCATTCGATCAAGTTTCACATTACGCAGGTATTCATCAATTCTCCCCATGTTAGAGAAGTAATCAATAAATTTATCCGCTGCGTAAACAGCATCATCAAGTTCTAGTTGCATATTACAGAATCAGTTTCTTTTCACCAGGAGTTACGATTTTACTCCCATACAATTCATTATACTTGCTTTTTACTTGTTCTTCAACTTCTGCGATATACACAACATGATTCCTAGCAATAATCAAGTCTGGAATAGACTTATCAATTACAGTAGCCCATGGTGCAAATCCAACAGTCCCATTCGGAGTAGGAAGAACAACAAGTCCATTTTTGACTGTAATGAAGTTATCATCTTCAGAAACAAGTTCTGCGACGACTTCTTCACCAGTTATGATACGAAATAGTTTTACATTAATCATTTAAAGTTACACTCCACCATAATTTCGGTTAACGCCGCGAGGAGGTTGATCTCCTGGTCGGCCACAAATGCGATTTGATACTGATACTTAGCAATAATGAGCACGGCAGCAGCAATAGAAGGGCCTTCAAGGGCGCCGTAAAGAGCATCGTAAACACGCCGCAGAAGTACACCAGAATCATTGTCCAGGTTATTAACGACCCACTTACGTACCTCAGGGAAATTCTTTTCTTTAAGATTTCGGATAAGTTCATTGGTATTTACATCAGAAAATTCAGCAAGGATTGCAGAGTCGATCTTTCCACCCGCAGAGTATCGTTGACACTCATTTAGGACTCGTCGCCAGTCGGGGAAGTGTTTGTTGATAAGCTCCGCAAGTACTCTTTGATCGAATCCGACGCCCTCCGCATCCAGGATGTCCTGTAGACGCTTGAAGAAAAGTCCTGCCAATGCGGCTTTTTCTTTCCCCTTGATCCCGAACTCAACGACTGCACATCGGGAGTGGAGAGGTTCGATGATCTTGTTCTTGTAGTTACAGGTGAAGATAAATCGACAATTGTTATAAAATGCCTCAATATTCGCCCGTAAGAGGAGTTGTACGTCGTGGGTCGTGTTGTCAGCCTCATCAATAATGATGACTTTGTGCTTTGCGTCAGAAGCAGAAAGAGAGACGGTCGAAGCAAAGTTCTTTGCCTGGTTCCGTACCGTGTCAAGAAATCGTCCTTCATCGGATCCATTAATAACATAATAGTCTACACCCAACTCTTCACACAGAGCTTTTGCAACCGTGGTCTTACCACAACCTGCAGGCCCTGCAAGAAGAAGATTGGGAATTTCTCTCTTATTTAGAAACTCCATGAAAGTCTTTTTATTGGACTCTGGGAGGATGCAGTCTTCAATTTTACGGGGACGATACTTTTCGACCCACAGGAATTCATTACGACTCATAATAAAAAAAAAATTAGAAAAGGTTTACAGTCAAAGACAGTCTCTTACCAGGACATTCTACCACAGTATGAGTAGTTCCTTCAGGAATAAGAATAGTTTCTCCAGAAGAAAATTCTTTAATTTCATCACCAACCACCCATTTAGTAGTGCCATAAACAATTTTTACAGCAACAGAATAATGATGGTCGTGAGGGGGCCAACTATGAATAGACCTAATGTTTTGGGATTCTCCATTAGTTAAATAAAAGTTAGCTCTCATTGTCCTACCAGTATAATCTTTTAGCTTTCTTCTAAGATTTCTAAGTTCCGGAGTAAGATCTAAGACATCAGAAAGCATAAAAGTAAATCCCAGATCATAGAGTTTTTTCCACTCATCAAAGATAAACTTACCTTCTCTATCATAAAATTCAGTAAAATTAACTCTTCCTCTATGAGTTAAACACTGAATTGGGCAATCAAATCCAAAAATTTCTGGTTTACTAGGTCTTGGATTTTCAATATCACCAAAGTACCTAAAAGGCCATCTGTGTTCTATCTGCAAAAGATTTAGAATTTCATCTTCACTAATATTAATTTCACAATCATCTACTATATTATAGAGTTCTAGAATATCGTTATTAACTGGTTTCTTTATTTCTTCCGTCTCTTCTGTTTCATTTAAAATAGTCTTGAACTCATTGTTAAGAAAATTTTGCAATTCATCCTCAAGAAACTGATCTTGATTTTCTGGAGTGTGTTTTTCAGAAACACCTTTCACTTTTTCTACAGAAAAATTTTTTTCTGTTTTAATAACCTCTTTACTTTCTGTCTCTT